CCGGAGCCGCGCTGTATGCCACCTTTTGGTACCATACGGCCCACGTCACCTCCATGCCAGCAGTTCCCCCCGCTCCATTGTCAGACCAAATGCAGCGCACAAAGATCTTGTTTTCCGTGTCCCAATAGCTCGGAACCGGGAACGTCATTCGGGCGAATTGACCTGCGGCGACCATTTTCACGCCCACCACGCCTAGCGCGCCAATTTCTGCCAGCTTTGAAGCGCCGCCAATGGTTCCCTGGACCGGCGGTGTTGCGCCTGTTGATAGCTCGTAATAGTTGAAGGAGTACGCCGGCATAAATTCGGTCTTGTACTTATAGCCAATATTTCTGTCTTTGATCATGGTTCATCACTCCACAGTTTTCCCCCCGAAGGGATACTGAATGAAAAGGAAGGGGGGCTTCATGCCCCCCAAACCTAAATTAGAAAATGGTATTGCTGATTGCCAGGTCTTTGAGGATGACGTGTGTGTTACGTCGCTCGCAGCCCAACTCACCGTAGAAGCACATGAATGCTTCCCAGGCGTCTTTATCGGCAACACGGCTCATCATTGAGCCATCCCGGTTAGCCCAGGCCCAGTCCTTTTGGACATAGTATTTAATGTCCGAGGTGTTGACAAAGTACAGCGCACCATACGTGCAGTGCTTGTCAAACTCAATTGGGATCGGGTTAGTCCCGCCGGCATACGACAACTTCTGGAAACCACCGCGCAATTGCTCGGGAGCATATCGCACGTCAGATGTCAGAAGATTGATGTACTCGCGCCGTGCGCTGTGGTGCCCCATAATCAAACCGGGCTCCGCACCGCCAACCTCATCAGCCGTATCCACAGCCAACTGCATCAATTCCAAGCTCAACGGGCGGGTGCCAGCGGAGTTTGCAAGCTCAGATGCAGCCCACTCTGGAAAATCCGTCGTACTGATTGCCTGGAACGAGCCCGACGATTGGGCTTGAACGATATTGGCAATACCAGTCAACTCGGCATTCATGCTGTTGGATCCCGAACTATCGCCACGAACAAAAACATCATCTTGCGTAACGGCAACTGAGGCGTCCAGCACGACCTGGGAGTTTGCAGAATCGACGGACTCGATAAACGTGGACCCGCGATGGGTTCCGTCTGCCGCCAAAATGCTTACCTTCATCCCAGGCTTGAGATAGCGCGTTCCCGCCTTGCCGTTCCCGGAGTCTAGGGTCTGCGTGTCGCTCGTCGTGATGCCCGCAACGCTCTTAACGGCTAATACGCCAGTGAGATCCATCACGGAGTCATCTGATGCCTTGCGCGGCAATAGCCCGAAAAGCTGACGATTCAAATCGTCACGCAAGTCACGACGCATGCCTTCAACCTCAGAGCGCAATGCCGAAGCAAAAGCTCCTCGATCTCCACGGGATGCCTCGATGACCGGACCGGTTAATTCGATTCGGCCGTAAAGGTATTTCGCGGAAATGTTGACATCATCGTATCGTTGGCGATCTGCCGCTGGCAAAGTTCCGTTCTCTCCGCGAGCGCCAACGCCAGAAGTCCGACGAAGGTTCACAGGGAAGACGACCTTACGACCAACAAAGCTACGCTTTGATTTTTCGATGTGCTGTAAAAGGGTTACCTGAGTATTGAGATGGTCTCGAACCGTGCCTTCAAAGAAGTCCTTGAGGACGGCATTAAAACCGTTAGTAAAGGTGGTATCCACTGCTCCCGAGGGAAGTGGAAATCCACCGCCTTGACCTGCCATGGTATTTTAGCCTCTCTATTCGATTGATAGTAAATATTCAATCGCGGCTTCTTCGGCTAGATCGAGATCATCTCCAATGTCTGCGGGTTTCACGGCTCCCTTACGACCAGCAGGCGCGAGTCGGCGTCCACGGGGTTTATACCCCCGCTTGGATGCCCACTCCTCAAAACGCTTATGGGTCCCGTTATGGCTCTTTTTGGCCAAATCCGCCACCCGTGCGTTTGGGTTCCTGGCAAGTGCATCGAGGACAAACAGATCGTTCATATCCGGGTACTTGCCTCGTGCCGCATCAAGTTCTCCTCGGATTTGCCTTTCGGCATCCTTGACTTGACTGTTGCGGCTGTTGCTCTCTTGTCGAGAGTGAAGCGCCCGAATAATATGCTCCAGCTTGGCGACTTTGCCTTCAAGCGGGTCTGAATAGGTGTCCTCTTCTGCCTCACTTTCCTGGTCTCGAGAACTCGCTGCACGCTGCATGTGTTGGACATATTGCTCCATACTTGCCTGTCGTCCGCGAAGTTCGCTGAACTGCTGCATCAACTCATCACGCTCGGTTCTCAGGTCTCGCAGTTGCTCGCGGGACTTTTTGAACCGTTTGTAAGGAATTGGTTGCGGCTCACCATCGTCTCCAATTTCAGGCTCATCGTCGATCCGAGGACGGCGTCTCCTCGGGATTGTTATCGCCCGCATACTCTTCCATGAAGCTCTCCTGGTTTATCGTCCCAGTTTACGAAGTTGGTTAGGCTTCAAACCCAAACTCATAGTCTGCCACGCCAGGGCCCCGTGTCCCAATCGCTTGATTAAGCTCCGGAGTTCCCCCGCCCATTAGACCACCCTCACCCATGCCTGCTTCTCCCGGAGGAGCCATCGGCATGGCCTCAGTTCCTGGTGCCATTATAGCGCCTTGTCCTTGCGCCATGTCAACCCCAAGTTCATCTCCGATCATCCCAGCGGGCATCTCAGGCGGTGGCATCTCTTTGCCTCCAGCCTCTACATAGCTCGACCACCAGGGAACACCCTGTGCATTTTGGCTTTCCATGTAGTAGTGCCAGGCTAAATGTCGGACAAAATTCTCTTGTACCTCAGTCGGCAAAATTCGGTATTCAACGCTCTTCATGAACGCCAGGTGAACGTCGATGTGCGTGAGGTGGTCCTCCCACGCCTGCACATCAGCCCACCCTCCATTTTTGATTAGCTCGACTTCCTCTTTGGCGTAGTTTCTATCCCGAGAGTCGTCGCCCTCCAGGAGTTCCGTGTCGCCAAATTCCATCATCTTGCGAGCCATCATCTTGGCCTGCGGGTCTGCTGGGTCTCCAAGAAGCCCAACCTGAAACGCTTGCATCACTTGCTCGCGCCGATACGAGGGGTGCTTTGGTAGCATCGAGTTTGCGACGATGCGAACATCGGTGCTCTGGATATCAGATGAATAGAAGTCAAACACATCGATAGACTTGTTTTTCCCCACTGCACGAATCGTCATTGGAATCGGCATATAATCACGCCAGAACCGAAGCAAACAAGCGCATAGGTCCTCGATTGCCCGCTCCATCTCACGCACTGTGGGGCCAAGTTTTGTTTGATCTAAATCAGACAAAAGGCCAATAGCACGACCAGAGGTCGTCGCAGACGCGAGCCCCCTGGTGATATCGCTGACGCCGCTGATTGCCTCAATGTGGCCAATCTGCTCGTCCTGAATCATGCGATGCTCCGGAGACAGTGGGGGTGGGGGAAGTGGCTGTGGGGGTCTTGAGGCGGTACGCGAGTACACAATCACTTCCCCCGGCTGGTCTGTGATTTGATGCTTTTCGATTGACCCCTTCTCGGCTAACCATTTAGGCGAGGCATGGATGTTCTTGTTTTCAATTCGCTGGCTCACTGATTTGTTCAGTTCTTTCTGCGGAGCGATGATTGATTTGACGACTCCCTCGCCGGCAAACTTTCCAGGGGAGGTGACGTGCCGGGCCATTACAAATGGCATCATCCCGTAGGGAAGCTCATCGGATTGCTCCAGCAGGATGTCTCCGGCCACAACCAGATAGCGGCCATCTGGAAATCGCGGTGATTGGCGCTCGAAATACTCCAGGACAACCACCCGGTCTATGTACTTCTCATCCAGGCCCTCGTTTCCGCTGAACTCTTTGATGATTTGTGCGCTCTGGGTGTCGGCATGATAGGAGTCCGACTGGCTGACGTACTTGCCTTTGGGCCAGTTGTCTTTGATTTGGTCAATATGCAGCGAGTTCGCATGCACAATCCACTGGGCGCTCTCCAGGTCCTTTGCTCCCGGATCCCACGCCACCTCCAGGACGCTCAAGACATCGACAACGGGGAAGCCTGTCTTTTCAGACTTTCGCTTCTTTTTTGTCCGGGCCTTGGGCTTGCCCTCCATCTCTTCGGCGCTCTCACCGACGACCTCTTCGAGGTGCTCTACGATGGGCTGCTCTTCTTCAAACTCATAATCATGCCCAGCCGTTGGGTCCCACCACACGCGAAAGAATGCTGTGCCTGTCGTGGCCATCCACTTGCAGAACTCATGCATCTTCACCTGCATGTTTGTCTCATGCCAGATGTGGCTCAAAAGCTTTTCAGACGCTCTGGCTCGGTCTTTATCGTCGTCGTCATCGGTCGCGGGCATCACTGTGAAGCCGGGCCGATTCTCGGTCAGCTTGCCCACGAGGGTCTCGACAGTGGGCATGATATAATTCAAGGTCATCCGAACGCGCCATGGTGGCGGAGACGGCTCTTCCAGCATCTGGGTTACGCGATTCCAGCGAGTCCACTGCTTGCCGGTATAAAACGCTGTACCTAGCCAGGCGTGCTCAATGACGCTTTGCTTCGCCCTTTCGGACAACTCATACTGCTCGCGCACGAAAGAGGCCAGCTTCTTCTCTTTGTTTTTCGGCTCGTAAGAGGCCTTTTTGCCCTCTTCGTACTCTCTGGTGATCGGACCATCCATCGCAGCCTATTGCCTCCGCCCTGGCTTGAGGTCCTGCATGAGGTCTTCATTTATC